GTGGACAATGACGCTTATTCCATCCTTTAGGAGCCTGCTTTAGTGGACCTATGTTGGCAAGAATTGCGTCTTTCAAGACATCTATGATAATCATTCAGTAATTATAGCATATGCTATAACGAAAGTCAATTATGTTCTAACAATTAGTTTTGAAAACTTGCCCGGATCTAATACAGCGGTAGAGGGAAAATATCTAAATTTGAGCCAGAGAAAATTCGCTGAAAATGTCCACGCCTGTGTACCTGTATATCCTGTGAATTCAATATCCTGAGACATAGATGATGGATAAATCTTAAACCAACGTAAATCATTAAGATATGCATCTGGTGTTTCTTCTAGTGTTCCCCAAGTTTCTAATACACCTGTAAAGTTTTCTGTGTATGTAGAGAATGATTGGACCGATTCTTTATGGTTAAGTATTCTGCCACCAGCAATTCGCTGAGTATAGAAACACGGACGTGGTGCGCCCATAACTGGAGATAAAATATCTGGCGTCCAATCTTTCGGCAACAATGTAATGCTAGGCAACGGTGCTTTGAACGCTTGTTCTGTAATCTCTATTTCCATAGAAATATTATCGTTCATGTCGCTGTATAACGGTTTCTCAATATAGTATCCAGGAATATTTGAAACAAATTCTTCCGTCCTAATAAGAACCATTTGATATAGTCCCGGAGCAACATCTACAATGTCTCCACTATCGAGTTCTAATGTAATGAGACCTTTAGCTGGACCTAATCTACATAGTTTTTCTAATGCAACTGTATTATTCATTACATCAATAATTCTGGCATATACCTGTTGAGTGCAGGCAATATCAACTGGCACCCTATCAGGGCCTAGTGCTCTGAATATAATACGATTGTCAATTCCTTTATGTGCCAGTATAGGATTTTTGTTCATAGGCCCATTATCCCGAAGAGGGCAGAAGATATCATCGACTGCGAGTAATTGTCTAACGTGATCATATAAAAATACCTTGTGAAAAGTTATATCCATTATTTATTTACCGATTTACAATTGTTAAAATGCCATCGTTCCATGCCGCCGGGGCGGCCAATCTTAGAACAATGAGGGCAAACCACATCCGGCTTTTGTAATTTAGAAAGACTTAATTTAACACGAGTTTCATCAGAATGTAAATGTGGTTTTCCCATCTTGGCATTGCTCTGTCTGAGCCTTGTTTCATCGGATATCTTTCTACCGATATTAGGATTAAAAATAGCAAACGAGTCTTTTATTTTTTGTTTATGCTCTTCAGTTAATGGAATACCGCGTTTTGCTATTCTTGATGCTTCTTTAATGATCGCATATTCATCCGCATTGAATATTTGTTCACCATTTTTTCTAAAACATAGTCCTGATAATGCGTATAACATCTTTCTCTTTGTCTGGCCAATAAACATTTGAGAAAGTAGTTGATGTGCTAAAAAATGTTCTCTGGCTGTCAATACAACTAGATTACTTTTATCTAATTTCTGAGTATTATCGTTACAGATACATTTAGGTAAAATATGATGTTTTTCGATATAGCCATCTACCAACTCTCGCGAGACTGCCGAACCACATAGAGTAATGTAATCAATTGCTGGTTGATTCTTTAACGAGAGTTCCCAGATAATGTCGAGATAGTTAGTCATTTTGTATATTTATCAAGAAGAACATCAAAAAAGTTTCATTCACCTACAAAGAACATAAATAACTCGTATGATAAATTTTGACGAAATTAAAGAAAAATTCCCCTTTATTAGTGGATTACGATGCCAGACGCATGAATATATCGGCATTATTCAAAATTCTGATGACAAAATTATAAGCTTCTATGATTATGAATCTATTCGCAGCCCAGAAGAGAAAGTGATATTTCTTGAACTAGGGGAGATTTGGTGGTGGGAAAGCAATAGATTATTGCCGATCAATATCTTCTTGCAAGGTCAGATGCTACCATTTAGGTATTGCATGAAGACTGTGGTGAATAAAGATGTAGAAATTATGTTCGGTTCGTTGACGAGCCTAAATAATATAATGAAGAAGCGTATTAAGAAACGTCAGATTCAACTAATACGTAGGCTAGATTAATCTTGCGACATCTTCTCAATCAATAGATTCAGATTCACTATAATAGCCAGAGAATAGGCTATACCGTGGGCACGTTTAAATTGATAGTTTTCGTCGCCGGCGTGCTTTACCCAGACATCTTTTCTAATATCGTCCCAGGACGAATGCTGTAAATGAGCTTTAGATGGTCGAATGATAGCAAGTATCATTGCCAAATCTTCTACACATTGTGGTTTGTACTTCTGTAGCAGATGACCATATCCCTTAAGGTGAAATAGTTTGTCAGTTATTTCTTCAAACTCAAAGAAATCCCAGGGTGGTTCTTTGTCTAGTAATTCTAATAGATGTTCTTCATTACGAACATTTTCATACATGTTTACATTAAGAAAGTCAATCTTAAAATATCCGTAATCGTTTGCAACCTTATGATCTACCGTTGACATGTTTGTAATCGGGTCACGCGGGATATTCTGAAAATAGACACCTGTAGGGTGCTTCTCAAATTTATTATCAGCACGATTAATACGACCATAGATACACTCGATACCTTTTAGGATATCTTCTCTACCGAATACATCTACATCAACGTCTGTCGTAACCTTTTTCATTTCACTATTGGCCTGCTGAATGTTTTCTTGAATTCTTCTATGGCAGATCTCATATTACCACCGTGCTGCAACATAAACATTGATGCATCTTCATCATTAATGAAAGCAATAACATTCTTACCAGAAAAGTAAGTATGTTTTATACTATTTTCATTTAATAGATGCATCACTTCTCTATAATAATTTACATCTGGTGATAATTGAATTTCTTTCATAGCCCGGCCTGTGTTAATATGTTTCTAATGTATTCAACATCTTCATCGGCTTTCTTAAACTTCTTCATCCAATAACCCGGATCAATAATTTTACCAATCATCTTTGAATGGTCTTCATTGAATCGTGTCATAAGATCTTCCCCGCTTGCAGCAAGATATAATACCCACGGACTTATTTTGCCTGTCTTAACAAGATATGCTGCTTCATTTGCAGATACACTGAAGAAGAAATCTTTAAACGGAATATTATGTGTATTACACCAATCCATAATTTCTGTAATACTTCTATCAGTTGCGCTTGTTGCTGGCTCTTTCTTTACCAGATCATCGACATAGATATCATACACAAAATCTTTAGTCCAATCTTTAAGATTTACACTATTTCTTATCACAAATTCTATGAATTGATCAGGGTAGATAGGCTTCAATGTAGCTATATGATTCCCAAATTTAGCGAAGTCGATGTAATACGGGCTATCAATAAATTCTTGTGCTGTCTTTGTCTTCTTGGCATTCATTGTCATTTCATAAAATTTCTGAAATGCCCTAAGTCCGAATCTGGAAGCTGTTGAATTTATATCGGCATGGCGCCGCTTCTTAACACACATATGAGTGGTAAGCGTAGTTTCCTTATGAAACTTTGTTTTGCAGAATTTGCATTCGTAATCCTGTCTCATTGTATTTTTAGCTAACAAGGTTATTTCCCTTTAGTCTCGCCCTTAAATAATTCTTTAATCATTTTATCATCATACCCGCAATCTCTAAAGAAACTTTCTAAGTCATCCCTTGTGTTGATACGAAGTAACATTTCTAAATCATCATCTTTCATTAAAGGATAAAATGATAATATTGCAATTTCAAGCGGATTCTTTGTCACACCTTTAGGAGCACCTGGCCAGATATGTTTTTCTCTTTTACCACTACCACATATAGCTAAAAGCATCCACTGTAATTCTTTATGCCTATTAGAACCTAAAGAATTTTCAGATTTACTAGAACTAAACAAGTTTGAGTTTTTATTGACTATCGCATTAACAGTATATAATCGATCAGCTGAATTGTTTGCTACAGAACTCATCCAACGTGTTAGTGGCCAGATATGAATATCTTTTCTCTGCTCTTCTGTAAGCCTACTATAATATTTTATATCGCGGCGGTCTAGTGCCGGTAAGACATCACCAAATAAATCATTCTTATATGCTTTCGTTTTTACTTCTTCCTCGGCAGGTACTGCATCTGGATTTAATTCGAAAAACGAATTGCGCCAATCTTGTACTTCATTACTCAAAGAGTGCTCCAATATCAATAACGTCAGGTAATTTGTTTATTTCTTTAACAAAAAGACAACAATTCGGAAATGGTGTATCTTCTAGTGGTACAACTAAGATATTACCATTCTTTAGTTTCGGGAAATACCATTTTACTTCTGCATAAACATTTGTAATTGTTACTTCTTGCGGGCGAGGTACCATATGCCTTAATGGATTATAAACCATTGTGTGAAATCCACGATCATTAAGACTTGTCAATGGCATTAATTCTAAATCGCTATAATCTGAATCACATACAAGTATTGACCAATCTAATGGCATCTGTACCGTGAATTGTCCAATTTGCAATACAACAGCAGGTGCATAGAAACTTTCTAAGAAGATAAGTGGTATAAAGAAATAATCTGGATTTTTAGGATCTGAATAATCAAGTACACAAAATCGCACATCTTCCACCTCATTTGGGATCTTGTCGAGT